GATGTAATTTCAGAAGCAAAACCTTGAGTTGTTTTTTGTAGTGGGGGCGCTTCATTTGTTGTTTCAATATTAATGTTGTTTATGGCTTCATCATATTTGTTTTTTGAAACATCACTCATATATACAGGCTGGCCAACTTTATTTTTGGTATTGTTTTTTAAATTTGTAATGATTTCATTAATTACATTTTGTGGCATTATGGTTGGTAAAAGGCCAGTTAAATTAACAATAAAATTTCTAAGCGCCAAAGAAGGTTTAATTAATAATGGAATAATATTGTCGCTTTGCGTTTCTAAATCTTTAATTTTATTTGTAATAGTTGCATCTTGCTCATGTTCCATTTGTGTTTTAAGACGAGCTATGTTAGTATTAAGACCAACTGCCAAATTTATACATTGTAGTGCCTTATCAACAACATTTTTTAACTCGGGTATTCTGTATATTGCTGACTTTCCTTCTTCGCTTGGTGACATTTTTAAGGGAGTTGTGGCATTTGAAGTAATTCTTTCGGTTTTTTCCATTGAGTCTTCTGAGTAAAGTTCTTTAAGAAGCATTTCTTTTATAAGAGCTTTGATAAATGATTTATTGTTTTTATTATTCATTGGTATTTTATGCCGAATAAATTGTTAATCATGATTATGAAATTATTGCGCTTAATATAACTATTATATAATTATGTTTAAGGATATATAAATACATGCCCTCGTTTAATCAAGTACTTTCGCCCTGTGCTTTTAATTTCTGGACATCAAACCCATTATTCGCTGCTGATGCTGATAATATGGTTGTTTTTGTTCTTAGAAAATTAGGAGAAGACGTATTATCTGTTGAATTAACAAAGAAGATGATTTGGACTTGTTTTGAAGAAGCCACCAGAGAATTTAATGGCATGATCATCGAATATCAATTCAGATCTAATCTAGCAAGTATATTGGGTACCCCTACAGGTTCTGTAGACAATACAACGGGCATCAATAATATCAACTTAACCAACTTCTATGTAAAACAAAATCTTCAATTTCTTGATAGAATGTCTGAACCCTATGCCAGCATGATAGGTTATGGCACACAAGATACATATTCTGGATCAATACAGCTATCTATGGGCACACAAGATTATGATATAAACACGGAATTAAAAGATAATTCCGGCAACACAATATGGTCGCTACAGCCACCTGGATCTGGTGGTAAAATGAGTGTGTATGAAGTGTGGCACGTTATGCCCATTCAATATGTCTTTAACTCTAACCTAGCCTCAAACTTTGTTGCCCAAGGTATGCCTGTAGAATCGTATATACCAGATACAAGATTCTATGTTCTTCCTGTATTTGAAGACGTATTAAGAGCAGGAATGCTTAAAACAGCTCAAAAAGTAAGGAGATCTCATTATTCATATAGAGTTGCTGGTAACAAAATAAGATTATATCCTACACCGAGCAATCTTATTCCTGGCTATAATGATAGGTTGTGGATAAGAGTAGGCTTTAGAGGCTCTATTCTTCCTCAATTTGATTCTACAATGTATGTGTCTGGTACCGCTACAAATCCTGTTCCCTCAACAGACACAAAATATGATGCTACAATCTTTGGTACATCAAATCCGGCAAATGCTCCTTATGGCACCATAAATTATAGTTCATTAAATCAGTGGGCTCGAAATTGGATTGCTCAATACACATTGGCATTATGTAAAGAGTTACTTGGCCTCATAAGGTCTAAGTTTAAGAACTTTCCTATTCCTGGTGCTGAACTTCAACTAAATGGTGAAGAATTGGTATCAAATGGAAGGGAAGACAAGAAGGACTTAATGACGGGTTTGAAAGATAAACTTGAGGCACTTTCATATGATAAATTGCAAGAAATCGAAGCAAATCGTGCTGAAGCAATGGCAAAACAACTTCAATTCGTGCCAATCCCACCTACTTACGCCCTCCGCATATTTTGAAAGACAAAACTGCCCTCTTGCTATATAAATAATAAGATTTTCTTTTTATTGCGCCAATCATAATTATATCACATGAAAGAACATATCAAACTCATAAGGGCTCTTATAAAAGAAGTAATTGAAGCAGAAGAAAATGAAATAATTGAAACACCTAAAAATACCCTTCATCTATATGAAGGCGACGTAGAATTAAATCTTGAAGATACAATCAAATATCCAGAAGAATTGCGCAATAGCTTATTAACAATACCGCAAAAGTTTTCTGATTGGAACAAAGAAATAAGCTGGAAGAAAAAAACACTAGAAGATCCAAAAGACCCAGAACTTGATCCTTTTACACCATCAGATGTACAACGTCAAGATTATTTTGACCAACTAAGAGAGAAGACATTAAAGGGACTAGGAGACAATATTGGAAAGGGTTCTTCTAGAATTGTATATGCTGTTGGCACAGATAAAGTATTAAAATTAGCTTTAAGTGTCCAGGGTCTTGCTCAGAATAAAGCAGAAGTTAAAGTGTTCAAAAAAGTGGGCACTGCACCCAATCCCCTTGTGGCCCAAATAACTGATTATGATAAATATTATCGTTGGATTGAAGTAGAAAAAGCTCTTTCTTCAAACAGTGATATTCCAACCGACGAACTAAATGAAGCATTTAAAAACGTTTCTGGTGTGTATTTTGATGATTTCTTTTATTGTGCATACGGTCGTTTTAGTGTACCTGCAATAATGTTTGATTTAGCTGAAACTGATCCGGCGTTCCTCACCACCAATTATGATCAAATCCCCAAATCTGAATTAAAAGAAATTAGTACCAAGGCTTTTAATTTTTCTAAAGAAATAGAACATTTAACTAAAAGTTCCGGTTTGGTATATGCGGATATTAGAAGAGCTAGTGCCTGGGGCACAGTACAAAGAAATGGTCAGCCAGTTCCGATAATGGTTGATTATGGTTACACAAAAGATGTTCAAAATAAGTATTATTAAAGGTAATAATTATTATGCCGCGTTTAGTAGAAAACAAAGACTATATGCCACACATTCCTATTTATAGATATAATAATATGTTTGTAAAAAACAAAAAAACTAAAAAAATATGTGGTCCAATTAATAGCACAAATATAGAGAAATTTTGTCACAGGCATGGAATAAAAGACTCTTCTTCTTTTAGAAGAATGCTTACTGGGCACAAAAAAACTGGTGGTGGTTTTGTGTTGGCTGGTGCAAAGCCATTGTAACGTAGTATGGCGTAGCAAAAGAATGGAATATTGTTTATATGTCCCGACTTTTTATTACTCCTCGTGAAATTCAATTTATCAATGACACAACTAAAGAGTTTGTTAAAGATGTAATTGGCCATAGTATTATGTATTATGCTGTTTCTACAATGAAAACAGACATTCATGACGTGTATGATGAAGCTATGACAAAGATATTTGAAAATCCTGTTAAACTTGATGTTATTGCAGGACAGCCTTCTTGGGAAACAAGACACAATATATTTGGGGCTGAGCAAACAAATAAAATAGAAATATTCGTGCAAGCAAGAGATCTTATTGATAAATCATTAACTCTTAATGAAGGAGATTTCTTTACATACCATGATGGTGTATATGAAGTATCTTCTTATCTAGGCACTGGTAATATATTTGGTTTAGAGGAATATGATACGGCATATAAGATTGTTGGCGTGTTAGCAAGACCAGGAGCGTTTGATCCTAAGACTTTCTTTCCACCACAAAAAGATTCCGCTGGTCCCTATGAACAAACTGAGGTGCTTAAAACATTTGAGCAGCAAAGAGGTTTGCCGGAAAATTCTGAAGGCCCCACAGGAGACATAAGACAGGCAAATTCCCGTTTAGAAAATGAAATGGCTCCAATAGCTTTAGGAGAAGGTCCGAGAAAAGTTGATGAAACCGCAGACAAGAAAACTTCTTCATTTGTGTATGATGAAGACATTAAGTAATTAATTTTGTTATTGCCACAATAAAATGATAATCATGGATCTAATTTAGAAGCAATTCACAAATTTATTCTGTGGATCATTAAATTATTGCCGGTCTCATAATTATATTAGAACAATAAGGAGTACATTAATAACATGCAAATTAAAATGAACGAACTAAAGGCTCTCATTACAGAGACACTTCAAGAAGTTGAAGCAGAACGTATATGTCCAGGTTGTAGGAAACCAGTAGAAGATTGTGTTTGTAGCAGCACAGAAAAAATGCACAAGCATGATCGTGGAAAAGAAAATAAAATTGCTGAAACGGTTTCTATTGCACAGCTAAAAGAGATGATTCAGAAAACTCTTTTAGAAGTTACTATATGTACTAAATGTGGAAAAGAATCAGAATATTGTACTTGCCCTGGAGGACCGGCAGTTAAAACTCTTCCTAGCCCATCTCTTGTACGTAAGCGACCTGCTACAATTCAGGGCGGGGAAGACAAAAGAGATGTTGCTGAAACCAAAACAATTTCCATTGCGCAATTAAAAGAGATGATTCAGAAAACAATTAAAGAAATGGGACCACCCAATCAAATAAGAAGACCACAAGATGTAACAATATTGCCCGGAGACGTTACATATGATCCCAAAACAGGAGAATTTATTGATAAAAGAACAGGCGAAAAGGGGAAAATTGATAAGCCAAAAACAGAAAGTATTTCTATAAATCTTTCTGAATTAAAGGCACTTATTGTAGATACTCTTACAGAAGCCAAAGCAAAGTGGATGCAAAAAGCTTCAAAAGAAATGGAAGATAAAGGAACAAAAGGCGCTTTAAGAAAACACTTTGGTGTTAAAGAAGGGGAAAAGATTCCCGCTTCTAAAGTTAATGCTGAAATTGCTAAGCTAAAGGCAAAAGAAAAGAAGACAGAAGCCGAAACCAAGCTACTTAGAAGATTGGTATTTGCCAAGAATGCCAAAAAAGCTAAAAAAGAGTAATAAAACACCATGAAAAAGGTCGCAGTCCCCGAATTAAAAGCTCTCATATTCATCAAAGAACATATTCATTCTTCTCAATTGCCAAACCCAGAAGATATGCGTTTATATGATGAACTCGATGAAACATTTGTAAAGTTCTTAGAGGCAGTTGGAAGAGTTGGGGCACATGGTAAGCAAGAAGTTTTTGATAAATGGATTGCTACAAGCCAACTTTATGCACAATATGCCAATGCGACGGTCAAAGATATTATTCAAGGAGCTTATCACGAAGGCGATGAAAGCAATCTTGCAACTATCATGAGAAAAATTCCGATATAAAGGATAATCTCTAATAAATCATTTGTTAGGTTAAAAAACAATGAAAATAACAGTTAATCAATTAAAGGATACCATTAAATCTATTATCAAAGAAGCCCTCTTTCCGGGCCAGCATATGCTTGTTAAAGATCTTCCAAGAGGTATACAACTAGCACTTAAAGAAGTTGGATATGGCAGAAAAGATATTAAAGTAGAACCAAGTAGTACATATGAGCCATTAGGTCCAGGTGGTGCTGGTCAGAAAGAATTTACAGCAGTTGTTGAACTAGCAACAGATCGTTATAAAATTCATTGGGGCTCATGGGGTGGCGCAAATATGTTTAATCCTACCAATCCAGTTGATTTGGATACACAAAGTTATCCTCTTCCTATTGGTGGTGCCGTAGTAAAAGGTTCAATAGGTGGTACACACCCCACATACGCATATGTTCTTGTTAATCCAGAAAATCTTCAAAAACTTCTTCCTTCTGGTACAGATGAAACTGCTGAGCTTTCTAAAGAAGAAAAAACTGCTTTGAAGATAATGAGTTCTTATAGAGCCGGAGCAAGGAAAGATGGCTTCTCTAGATACGATCTTGGTTCATATAATCCGAATAATCCAATAATCCAAAAACTTGTGAAGATGGGATTGATAAAAGTTGGAAATACAGGAATTATGATGACATTAGCAGGAAAGAATTTGGCAGATAGTCTTTCTGGCATATATGTTTAACTAATGTATTTGGTACATAGCTATTTATTCTTATATAAAGAATGTCCACAACTCGTCAAACAATAGCCAATGAAAGAGATTCCAAAGATACCAGAGAAGTATTGCCTTCTGGATTTGATGGTTCAAACGCTCCATCAGATTACGTATTGCCTTCATGCGGCATAGAAGATGTTGAAAGAGCTTTAAAGAACCTTTTTGAAAAAGATCTAGGTTTTGCTACAAAACAATTCAATGGTTCAAATGGTCCTGTGAGCATTAAGAAACCTGTTGTTATATTGGCCACGGGAGAAAGATTTGCCATTGTTAAGAAATTAAGACCAGTAAGAGATAGAAATGGTGCTCTAATGTTGCCAGCTATAGCCATCAGAAGAACTGGTATCGAGCAAACTGATAAAGATGTAATGGGACGCGGCATAAATCAAATGACAGGTGAATTAGTTATTAAACGAAGACTAGATCCATCAGACAGAGATTATCAATTATTTCTTAATAAACTATATCTTCAACATAATACAGTATCTGGTTCTATTTCAACAAGAAGAACTACCGGAGAAAACAAAACAGACATATCTGTTGCACAAGGTGCATTATTGGACCCTAAAATAGGCAATAATATTTTTGAAATTATTGCGATACCTGCACCTCAATTTTATACAGCAAAGTATGAGGTTACCTTCTGGTCTTCATACACACAACATATGAATTATATGATTGAAGTGTTATTTTCTTCTTTTTTGCCGCAAAATAAAATGTTCAAATTAACAACAGATAAAGGCTATTGGTTCATGGCCTATGTAGAAGATACTTTATCTTCTCAAGATAACTTTGATGACTTTACAGAAAAAGAAAGAATTGTTAGATATTCCTTTAATATGAACGTACAAAGCTATCTATTGGCCACAAATGGTCCAGGCACTGCTGTGCCAGTAAGAAAGTATTACTCTGCTCCCACATTATCATTTGAAATAACAACACCAGATTCTACATATCCCAAAGAGGTAGTAGAAAGAGCAGATCCCAAAGCAGCAGAATCAGCCTATATATTAACTGACGTTAATGAAGTAGCCAGCACTGATTCGCAAACGCCTACAACACAAGATCGACTTGTAGTTAATAAAGAGGTATATAATCCAAGAACAAGAAAAACAGAAAAAAGATATGTTAGAATTGTTGATAGAAATATGAGAACAGGAGAAACAGCGTATACAGCATCAGATTTTAGTACCCTGATGAGTTTTATAATGACAAGCACAGGGAAATAACATATTATTTCCCTACATTATCTAATAATTGCCCATAACATTATTAAGGAAATATTCCTCTTCACGGAAACTAATTATTTAAGAGAAGTATTAAACAAAAGAGGAATAAATTATGACAGAGCAAATCTTTTTAGCTCCAGATGTTTATGATCGTGAAATAGACCAAACAGAAGTATCCGTTGAACCTTCTGGTATTCCAGGTAGCATTATAGGTGCATCTCAAAAAGGTCCAGCATTTACACCATACACACTAGGCTCGTTTGATGACTTTAAAACAAAATTTGGTGATCTAGATACCAAATTTATGGCTCCTTATGCTTTTGAAAAGTATATAAAGAATCAACCTTCATGTGTTTTCATGCGTGTTTTAGGTGCCGGTGCCAATGCTACAACAACAAACTTTTATAACACACAAACAAAAGGTATTGTTGTTAATGCCGGCATGAAGGTGTCTGGTACTGTAGTAAATGCCACAGATCTAAGACATCAAGGCGCGGTACAATTTTTGGTAGCAAAACACACGGTTACTGCTTCTGAAGCCTTTGGTTTTCCAATGTTTACAGACAACAGTAGCTTCTCAGTAAGCGCTCACAGCCTTGTATACCTTGTTAGAGGTGTCATATTCACATCATATGATGCTCGTATCATGGTAATGAATACTAACCAAGCCTTTACTGGTTTGATTGATGATGCAGCTACTATTGATGATACCTCGACAAATCCAACATATCGTTGCTTTAAGTTGGCCATATCATCTTCTGCCGGTGCTGCTTGGGCAGCCACAGACGGTTATGCTGGCATAAAGATTTTAACTGCCTCATTAGACCCATCTTCAAACAACTATTTTGGAAAAATCCTTAATACAGATCCAGAAAAGTTTGATACGGAAAAACATGTCGTTTATCTGGACTACGCTGTTGATTTTGAACTTGCTTCTGCTGCTTCGGGTGCAGGTAATGACGACTCAGTTGTGATTCTATCTGGTTCTAGCAATACTTCAACCACTTCTGGTGATACAACTCTATCATTTAGAGAAGCATTTGGCAGATATGACACAAGATATACTGCTCCAAAAACTCCTTATTTTATATCGCAACCTTTTGGTGTA